GAACTGCTTGACCAAGTGCTGTCGGCAAAATCGGTTAATGCTGTTGTACCTGATGAACTTGGAGTTACATTAGTAAGTGTATTACCGCCAGCGGTATACCCTGTGCCTGTAGCAGAAACCTCGTTAGTCGTTGCATAAGCCGTAGTAGACGCTGACATAGTTGCACTACTAGTATACAAAGCAATCTTAAACGTATTGCCTGTACCTGTGGTAGTGGTCGTTCCTCCACCAGAACCGTTCTGAAAATTATGAATTCCTTGCAACAGCTCAGATTTAAAGCTCGTGGACACAGCTTGGGTGATAGCCAATTTATAGTCTCCTTATAATATCAGCCATATCTTCATGGCCCTGTTTACTCAGCATATTATGCAATGTTGTTTGATTGCTTAATATTGCATCCTGACACGCTTGTACTATTACATAATACATACGCTGTTTAAACGCTTCTGCTTGCGCTTTTAATACTGGATCAGTTCCTTCGGATATGCTAATAATCTTTTCACAAGCTCTTTTCGCAATTTCTTCTGGAGTAAAACCTCTATGCTCTGTGGTTTCTACGCTTACACTGCCTGATGACATACCTACGTCCATTGTAAACATCAGCTAGTCCTCATCTTGATTTGGCCTGTACGGTACGCATCAGTTCGATCATAACCGTCTGCTTCTAATTTTAATTGCCCTAAAGCTGTATCAAATTGATTCTGGTATAATTGAATTACATCCGGCTCGCCCTTCATAAATATATAAGCCTGAACCAAAGAGCCATACAACAACGCATTATCAGCATTATTTCCTAGCCAGCTTGTTCCATCTCCAGACGTAGTAATTGAAGTAGGCTCATAAAAATAATGAAGCTCTGCTGTGTAGTTTGATCCGGGCGTAGGCCCAACTATAAACGTTGTGTCATCAAACAATGCGTAGTATTTAGGAACGCCAGTAGTTGCGGCAACTGGATACAGCTCCCTCATATAATTAACATCTTTAAATATTAAATACTCATAGCCAGAGTCGTTAATTGCTAATGAATAAGGAAACAAAAAGTCTGATGGCGTAGATAAATAAGGGCTGCTAGCTGTCAACGTACCCGTTACATTCTTTCTAAAGTTAGGAAGCTGTACTGTTCTAAGTATTGTTTCTTCTGCTGAAACAACAAAACGTGCAATGTTATTGCTAAAGGTTGTCTCAGTATTCTCTGTATAATCTTTAATTGCCTGAGTTAATGTAGTATATGTCCAAGCCATTAGGATGCACTCACTGTTACTTTGCCAACTTCAGCGTGTATATCTAAGCCAACTGTTCTACTGCCTAGCTCAGTTATACCACCACCAACAGGATCAAACGCAAACATTTTTCTTGAATCAGCCAATGCTTTAGGAGGTCTTGGGTTTCTTAACGCTTGAGGATCTGTAATACTCATTCGACCAAGCTCGTACTGCGGGTTATCAACATCAAGTTGATCATATCCAACACGAAACCCAGTATCCCTGCCATCCCTAATTAAAGGAACTAAATCACTTAGCTTGTATCTAAAGCCCGTAATATCGCAATACCCAAAAGCATATTTACCACTAGCGTATATACTCATACTGTTCTATACCCTCCGGGTGTAAAAAACAGCGATGACTTATCACGATCTGCATCAGCAGCCAACGACCATTGCTCTTCATACACCTGCTTTAATATAGGTATTCTATCCGCAGCCTCTGGCTTTTTAAGGCTTATTTGGTATGCAAGGCCAGCAACCATACAAGGCAAATACCTAGAAGGTATATCAACATTGTTAGTTGCCGGACTACCCGTATCCTCAACTCTTTGCAGGTAATAATAAATCAACGTATATGTTTTCGTTGAGTCAGGCACAGGCCAAAGATTTATAGATATAGCTGCCGGATCTTTTTCTAACCAATACTGTAATGGCTTAGAAGATGACAGCTTATTTGTTAAATGCGCAAACTGACTAACAGATATTCTTGTAAGCATTTGGTCTGTCTGCTTACTAGTGTCACCTGAGTCTGTGCGTATAAACGCCTCAACAATATCTAAAACATCGCCGCTAAAGGTATATCGAGCTGTTCCAGACGTTATAGCTTGAGATCCTTCTTGAATAGTCCAAAGGTTTAACCCTCTGTTTTGCCATTCTAAAAATAATAAATCCAAGCTGCGCCTAGCAGTTCTGTAGTCATAACCACTCTTTGCTTCTAACCCAGCACGCTCAAACGACTCTTCGACTATATCTCCAAGATCTAAATTAAATGTGTAGGTTCCGCTAGTAGCCATACTTTACTTCTTCGTGGTTTTTTTAGCTGGAGCTTTTTTAACAGCAGGTTCTTTTTTAGGCTCTGCTTTTTTAGGAGCTAATGCCTTTAGCGCTGCATCTGCTTCCTTCTTTGTATAAGGCCCAACATCCACAACTTCGTCTTCAGCATTTGCAATTTGATATACAGGATCTCCTGTAAGCAAGCTGTAGCCATTTTCAACTACCTTTAGTTTATCAGCCATAATTCCTCCGAATTACCTCTTGGGTCGTTTCTTCTTGTTGACCCCAACTTTTTTCATTGGCTTGCCAACCATTCTGCCACCCCGCATAGCCTTGGGCCGCTTCTTCTTGTTCACTCCAACTTTCTTCATTGGCTTCTTTCCGGGCATCTTAATTCTCCTTAAGTTGTTTATAAAACTGTTCTCTTAATTCAAAGATATGAGATGGCTCTGAATCTTTAAACATGGCTTCATAATATCCAGTAGGCTTTAACTTGTAAGCGGCTTCTTGCAACTTATCAAGCCTTTGGATGAATATCATGGCATATATCTCTTCTTCATCTGGCGGGATTAAAAGACTGCTTGTGTCATACTTAACAGGAGCATCATCTTCATAATCAAGCATTCCTTCATGCTCTTCATCATCTGGATGAAAACCCATTACCCAAAGATTCTTATCACCAAATGCACCATTAGCTATTCCATGATTAATGCCAATTAATCTTTGATGAAACTCTTCAGGCTCTTCTTGATACTGCGTATCTGCAATAATCGTTAAGTCTTTGTTATCATTAAAGTTTTCTAAAATATCAAACACAGGCCAATAACTCTTAAGGTGTTTAAACGTTATAACAACCTTATCGTCATTCCACGCTCTTCTTGCATACGGGCATGGAGACATCCCGTTATAACGATCATCAGGCTCTTCTAGCCAGTTAAAAGACCACTCTCTGATCTCCTTACGAATAGTATATTCCCGTATACTATTTGTTTTATTAGCTAGGTATTCGAGCTTTGCCATAACCACGATGCGATTTAACCGGCCCACCAGCCTTCATCATTGGCGGTCTTTCGACTTCAGTAAAAGCAGGTCTTGCTTTGGCTATTGCAGGCATTTTATATCCTCCTAATAGCTTATTAGTCCCACTTCCTCTCTCTCCCCTTCTAGATTGCCTTGTAAACTCTTCACTAGATGGGATTGAACGATCAGAATAAATTCTTCCAAAATTTGTCGGATCTCTTAAATCTCTTCTACTTTGCTTAGTTCTTCCAGCAACAGCCCTCTCCGAAGCGCTTAAGGTTTTTATCTCGCCCCTTGCTTTATCTTCTTTAAGAGCATTTGATTCATACTCAGACATTAACCATTCTTCCTGAAATATTGAGTACGAGCTGCACCGCTTCCACGAGCAATTGTTTTAGGCTCACCTACTAAGCTGCCACCACTCATCTTCTGTATTTCTTCCTGCTCAGATATAGCAATAGCCATAGCTTGTTTAGGATTAGTAACCTTATCTCCTGAACCGGATTTAAGGTCACCGCTTCTAAACTCCTTCATAACTTTTTTAATCTTCTTTCCAGCCATTACACCGCCTTTTTCAACGAGCCTTGCAGCTCCTTGCCTAGTTTTTTGATTGTCTGCTCCGACATATTAAGAAAATGTTCTAATGGCATTTTGTGCGCTATTGGTATAACGCTTTTTGTTTCAAGTATTACTACATCCACATCCTGATCCAGCGATATAACTATATTGCAAGGATCGG